GACGCTGAGCTGGGGCTCTGGCAAGCCCCGCTGAACGAAGACAGTATTATGAAGCGGTTGTTTGTTCTTGATCCCAGTAAAGTATTGACACTTAAGGAACAATGTGGTGAAGCCATCGCCAGTTCTCTTCGAGATTACTTTCAATATGGGCGGGAGGTGTTCGAGGACCGAAGACAAAAATTAATGGAACTAGCTGAGGTTTGCGAGTTGTGTGAGTACGTTGCTGGTGGTTTTCATGGTTATGATTATTTCATTTCTGAGAACCTTGCGAAGTACGAACAACGTCTCGAGAACCTAGTTAGCGTCCGACCCCCCGCAGCTATGCGGGGTTAAAGCCAAAAATAGCATGTACATATTGATTACGGATAGCGGTTATTTTAGTGTCATCAATCACCGTGACAACGCTTGTGTACATATATGGTTCCGCCTCGTCGGAAGCCTTTTTTAAGGATGGGTTCCAGCCCAATGTTTGACACCCTATTGTCGTGGTTGACTTGCCATGACTTTTTCGGTATAATAAGTTGCTTCTTCTTTAGATTATCAAAATATTGTGTCAGTGGGCTCACAAAATACTTTAGCCCAAACTTTAGCTTTTAGAGATGGGACCTCTCAGTGGGAAGTTGGAATGGAAGGTGTTACCGATTCCACTCGGATGGTTACTCCTTCAGACGACGTCTCACTAGGAGACTTCTTTTCCCGTCCTATTATTATTTCCACTTCTACGTGGACGCCAGGAGTTTCACCTTACTCCCTTACGATTTATCCCTGGGATTTGTTCTTTGGTAGTACCAGGAACATTAACCGTTTGAACAATTTCAAGATTATGAATTCAAAACTCAAAATCAAGATAGTTATTAACGGTAATCCCTTCTATTATGGCTCTTTGCTCGTTGATTACGTTCCTTTGCGAGTTTATGATGCAGTAACTCCAATTGGAGTTTCTACTCTTGACTACGCTGTTGGGGCGTCTCAGCGATTACATTGCCTTATTGATCCTACTAGTTCCCAAGGTGGAATTATCGATTTACCATTTATTTGGCCTGAAAATGGGTTAGATATCGTTAATTTCGATTTTTCTGCCGTGGGGGCTTTGAATATTCGCGAATTGGTTGCTCTTAAGCATGCCAATGGCTCTACTACCCCTTTGACCA